ATTATAAATAGTTGAGTAAGCAGGCTTGCCTTCTTGTCTGCAATAAGAGCGCAAAGTATTACCAGAAGAAATCCAATACAAAACCTCTTCCATGATTTCAGGATCAGGCTTTGCGACTGGCCTACCTGGTTTCGATTGTTTTCCAGCGGGTTGCATAGCTGACTCTTTTTTCATAGCGACAGATTTGTGCAATGTAGCCACGACTAATTCCAAACATAAGAGAGAGGCAGCCGTAACCAATACCCCAATCTTCATGAAGCTCTCGAAGAGCATCCACTACTGTGGGTGTAATTTTAGGGTTGTGATTCGGATGATCTTGAGCGACCCTATAGCCCTGATCATTAACACCAACAACTGCTTTAGGTTTAACTGCTGTTAGTGTCATTTAAGGGAAGTAAATTATTAAAAGAATAAATCATGAACTAAAAGCTAGCAATCCCTTCCGAAGATCAACTCGTGCGCTGAAATATTGATGTTGTGATCCCAAGCTGTCTGTAAAACTTTCTTTTGCATATTGGTAGGAACTAGACCGGACTTCTGCCAGCGAGATATGGATGCAGCATCTCGATGAACTGCACGAGCTAGTGGACGAACACCATTGAACTCTTTAATTAATATTTGAACTGGAGTTTCCATATGGGTATGATGGCATAAATGCAACAAGAAGTAAATACGTTAAGAAATATTTCAGTCTAGGGTCTTTCTATTTACTACTGTTGTTGTTACTGCAACACTAGTCATATGGACGCGAGTCCATTTCTTTATCACGGAGTTATCCGATGACGTCTATCACGCTCAAGAACACCAAGCAAGAAATCATTGACGAGGCTGTTCCACTCATCGAAGATCAGGCAGAGCAAATTCAAGATCTCAAAGAGAAATTGAACGCAGCTTTCATCCTTCTAGGATTCACCGCTGCACTAGCCG